GCGAATCCGCTTCATATTTCCCCCAAGCAAATTTGTAGTCCACCATTTCGGCGCTCGTTCCGTGGAGCATGATGTGGTCAATGTGCCCGAACTGGTCGAGAACCTTGTAGCGCCGCTCACGAATATCCTCAACAGGCGCTTCGCACTTGGCTCGCAGGGTGCGGAGGTATTGCAGGCAGAGGCCCGCACATTTGCGAAGGAACTCGTCATCGGCGGGGATGACATCGAGGTTTTCCCTCTCAACGGCGAGGTGCCCTAGGACTCCTCGATCTGCGGCTGCGGTGTCGCGGGTGGGGTCGTTGCGAAAGCCTGGGCATTTCGCTTTCTCTTTCAGAGAGGACGGGGAGTGTTCCGCGTGTTCTCTCTCGTTGTTTTCTACTATGGCGAGCGAAACTTCTTTCACGTCGCGGGGTTGTTCTTCTGTCATAAATTTTCCCTCGTTCAGAATGTTTTGGTTTTCGCGCTTGTGGCGCGTGAGGTGGAGGGCCGCTTGCTCAACGGTGCCTGGAGCGTAGAGCCGGAGCGCGAGAGCGCGGTTCTTGCCGCCAAAGCGCCGGATGCGCCCGATAGCCTGCTCCTCCGCTGTGCCTGAGAATTGAGGGCAGATCAGCGCCGTGCGAGGCGCGTTGCCGTGGACATCGTGGAGGTCGATGGATTGGCCCCCCGCGCCGATCTGGACGACGAGGCAGCGGAGAATATTCGCCTGAAATTTGTCACGGCTTTCTTGCCTGCGCTGCTGCTTCACCCGCCCGTCGATTGTCTCGCTCATGTCGCCAAGCAGCTTGGAAGCCGCGTCGATGGAAGCGTGGAAGTTTAGAAATATAATCGCGCTGCCGCCTTCCTCCACAATCGCGCTGGCGCGCTCGACGAGGTAGGGGGCTTTGATGAGTTCGATAGCTTGGCGCTGCCGCAGGTTCTTGACCGCGCCTGGATCGTTGAGATCGACCATCTCGGAATAGAGCTTTTGAATCTCTTCCTTATCGGTCGGTGAAATGAAAATGGGCTCGTCGGAAAGGAGCAGGTCAGGGAGTTGCTCGCTGAGAACTGCGTCCGGCGTCCGGTTGCCGCGAGTGGTGAAAATCGAATGATGCAAATGTTCCATGCGGTCTTTATTGACCGCTGTTTTTGGGTCCCATTGCAGACCGCCCCACTGCCCGTTCTCAGCACCCATCTTCCGCGCCCAACTCCAGAACTGGCGCGGGTGAAACAGCCCCAGCTTGGCTCCAATGCTCTTCATGCGGAGCGGGCTTTCCGCTGCTGTGGCGGAGAGCATCAGAGTCCGGTAGGGGGCGTCTTCGAGCATCTGTCCGTTCTGGCTTTTCATGCCCGCGCACATGTGGACTTCATCAACGATGAGGAGGAGCGATTCGGGAACCCACTTGAAATTTTTTCCGACTTTTTTGATCCAAGGCGTGTTCCCCGTGCGGAGTTTTTCAGGGTTCTCGATAAAGACTGGAGAAATTCCAAAAGCCTCCAGAGTGGCTTGCCACTTGGCTTTGACGCTCTTCGGGCACACCACACCGACTGGCAGCGCGTAGCGACGAGCCACCTCGCACGCGATGATTGTCTTGCCTCCGCCGCATCCAGTGGCCTCCAGCGAGGCTCCGTTGGAGTCAAGACTTTTTAAGTTTGCCTCCACGGAGTCCTCTTGGAATGGGTAGAGCGCGTATTTCACTCTTCCTCGAAGCCTGAGATTTGAGCCGCGCACTTCGCGTATCCCGCAATATCCACATAGGTGTCGCGAGTCGGCGTGTAGCAGGCCCGCGCCAGCTTCAGGACGATCATCATGTGTGCTACATCGAGGGCGCTAATCCGTGCCAGTGGGTCTTTGCGGCATTCGAGGTAGGCGTTAAAGAGGGCCGCAATCCGTTCGTGGTTCGGAGTCGCTTTGTCATAGTCGCGACGACGGGCTCCAGTCGTCACTTCAATTGCAGTTTCGAGTATGCTGTTCATTTGACGAGTGAGCTTTCTCTGAGGATCGCGAGGAAATCTTCGGCGCGAATCACGACGATCCATTCGTGGTCGTTGCGCTTGTGAAAAACCGCTGGGATTTTCCCCGCCTTGGCGTCCCGCACGGCTTGGGCGAGCCAGTTGTAGGGGTTCCCCGCCTCGACCCGCTTGCACTCGATGTGCAAAGGCAGCGAGTCACAGATGACATCGTCGCCCGTCAGCCCGAACCTACCTTGCGAGAACTGAACCCCGCGCTTGGCGGGGAACCCCTGGTCGGTCAGAAAAGAGGCTAGTTCTCGCTCGCCCCGTGCGCCCTTGGCGCGTGAATTGATTTTTGGCATTTGGTTATTCGGTTAATACACCGCAACTTGGCCTTTGGCCCACCTGACCAGGTCGGCTTCGCGGTAAACGAATTTTTTGAGCCCCAGCTTCCGGTAAGGCAGGTTCATGTTGTCTCGCCAGTAGGCGAGCTTGCTGCGTGATACGCTGCGACTCAGAAGCTCGCTCAATCGAGACATTGCGCCGTCCGCCTCGTAGGAGGCGTCCGCGTCTTTGGCTTTTTGGATCGCTCCTAAAATCTCAAGGCGCATTTTTCCGTCTTCCAGCGGCGTCGCGGTGAACGACTGGCACTCGAATGTTAATGTTGTTGTCATTGTTGTCTGAACCATGCGCGAAGGGCTTCGCGCACGATCTCCGAGATGGATTTTCCTGTGGCCTTCCGCTCCGCCACCAACCACTTTTCAATGGTTGGGGTGGATGGAAAACTCCTGATCAGTTTCTTATTCATTGACCCCAAGGAGTTCGGGGTCTGTGACCGCGCTCAATATCGCGTCGTTCAACAAAAACTCCGCTACCTGCTCAGGGGTCTCCCCTGAGATTTCTGCGAGTGCTTTGAGGTGATTCCCGACGGTGAGGGACAATGATACGGTGATATTCGGCATGGTTATTTTAACGGTTATTACTGCTTTCAGAGTTTGCGCACTCTGAGGGACGGTTCTGGGGTGGAACTCTGGGAGGGGAAAGCGGCGTCATCTTTTGAGCGCGATTTTTTTAAGGCGCTCAAAGATTTTTTCGTCCAGCTTGGTCTGGATTCGCTCGTCCGCGATGTCGCTCTGGCTTTCGATTAGGTGCTTTGCTGTAGCACGGATTTCGCCGCTTGGGTCCTCTTGATCGAGAAACTTAATCACCGCCTCGCGGATGAGGGCGCTGATTGTGACGTCCTTGAGCCCCGCGAGAAGCGCGACGGCTTTGTTGTTGACTTGACTTTCCACATAGGAAACGCGGAGCGTTCCTTCTTTGAGTTTGTTAGGCATTTTTCTCTTTTTTGTTTGGTTTGTTGTTGATGCCCGCAGTTCTGTGCGCCATTTGAACGATCAGTCGGGTTGTGGGGTTAGACACAGCGGTTATTGAAATGTTCAATAGATTATTAACAAGTCAAAAATCTTTTACCAACTTAATGGGACTCCTTTTTTGAGTGCGAATTTTCTTACGGTGTCGGGAGTGATCGCGAACCACTCCTCTGCTGCTGCTCGTGAGACCAGCGCCCTATAATGCTCTTTTATCATCTTGACTGAGTTCCCCGCGAGGTCGGCGGTCATCGCAGGGTTGCGGTGGAGCGCGGCATGATAGGAGCAGAACGAGTGCCGCAGAGCATTGTTCTTCGTCTCGACTCCGAGTGTCTTGAGCAAAGCCTTGTCAGGCGGGCGGATTTTGCGTGTTTCCACGAGTGGTCCCTCCACGGGCGCAAACTCCTTCAGCCACGCTTCGAGGTTTGTCGAGATGTCGAGCGTTCGCCCCGCGCCAGTCTTGGTGATCTCGGGGCCGAGGCGCACCAGTTTTTCATCAAACATGATTGATTTCATGGTGAGTTTCGGGTCGCCCGCTTCGGAGCTACGAGACCCGCCGAACGCCATCAGCGCAGTGTGTGCGAGGTATCGAGGGTCGGTTGTTGCGAAAATTGCGAGAAGTTCTCCTGGGCTGTAAATCTCAGGCGTCACCACCGAGACATCGGGAAAGTCTGGCTCAACTTCAACCTTGTCAGGGGAGATGAAACGCTTCTTTCGGGCAAAGCGCAGGAGCCCCTTCAGCGATCCGAACAAGTTGTGCTTGCTCTTCGTTGAGTAAGGTTCGCCCGTCTTCCCCGTGAGCCCGTCCAAAAATTTCAAGTATTCTTCGGGCGCGATTGTGTCGATGAACCGCTTTGCAAAGCCGCGCTCCCAAATGTTTCGGTGATGGGTGAGAGTCGCCTCGTATCGGCCCGAGGGGCCTGATTTCTGGACCCCCGCAATCCACGCTTCCCACACTTCGGAGAATGTCTGTGGAGTAGTTTTCTCGTGGAACTTCAGATAGAACTCGACTGCGACGTGCATCGGCGTTGACCCGAGACGCTCCTTGCACTCATTGAAGTAACTCACATCTTGCCCTGAGAGGGCTGTTGCGCTGCCGTCGCATGTTGCAAGGTGACGAACAATTCTATCCGCTTCGGCGAGCGCCGACGCCTCTGAATTGTAGGAACGGCGAAAAGTTTTCTTCCCGACTTTCCATGCGAGGCGGTGAGTTGTGTATGGCCCGCGTGTAATTTTGACGATGCGAACAATGGCGTGCCCGCATTTCAGAATCGTTGTTTTTTCGTCGGGGTTTTCAGTTTGGATTTTCATTTTTCTTCGTTGGTTTGGTTTGTGGTTTTGTCCCAAAAGTTGGGACAAAATGTGTTTCCTGGTGTATTAACCTAATACAGTTTTATACAACCGCAACTGAGAAAACCCGTATCTTTACCTAGTGATTTGATTTTTTGTCCCAGAAAATTTTGGACAAAAAGGGGTGGAGGCGACGGGAGTCGAATTCGTTTACGGTTTTGTATAAGTATGTCTAGGATAAGAGGTTTGCCGAAGTCGTTATTGACCTTGCACCAAGTTAGACCTACGTTGTCCAGAAATGTTCAAAAAGGGCGCAGGGATTTTTGTAGACGACGGGAAGACGCCCGTCCCGAAAGGTAGCAAAGTTCGATACGGTTTTGTCTACCCTGAAAGCACGGCGGACTGGACCATCGAACTGCACGCGTATCGGAGCGTAGCGGTCGATGGAACCCCCCGCGAAGATAACTTTCGCCGCGCCGCGCAGATGTTTTTTTCTAAAAGCACGGAGCCGTTTATTTGGCATCCGTGGGCCGAGGAGATGCTGCACGAATGCTGCACGAATCAGTTCGTCGGGTTCGCTGGCTGCGGTTCTTCAGGCAAGTCAGATTTCATGGCGGTTTGGATTTTGCTTAACTGGCTCGCAGCGCCGTTTCACACGCTGGGCTTGCTGACCTCGACTTCCATCCGCGATTCCAAGAAGCGCGTGTGGGGCGCAGTGCAACGCTATTGGCCCGCGATCAAGCCTGTGAGCCCCGCCAAGCTCACTGACACGCCGACTCCGGCGATCTATGTCATCCGTGACGGAATCCGCATGGAACAGGCTGGAGTCTATCTCATCCCCGCTGAGGCAAAAAAAACCTCTGAAGTCACGGGAAAAATGCGAGGCATGAAAGCCCCGCGAGTCTTTCTGGCTGCGGACGAACTTTCGGAGCTTTCGCATTCTTTGCTTGACACCGCCATCTCGAACCTTTCCAACAACGCAGTTCTTCATATTTGCGCGGCTGCGAACCCCGTTTCCTACTACGATCCGTTTGGAAAATTTGTGGAGCCGAAGGACGGGTGGTCTTCGATCTCGGTCAACGACGATCAGTGGGAAACCAAGCTGGGCGGGGTCTGCCTGCACTTTGACGCGCTGCGGAACCCGAACTACATCGCCCGTGAAAATCTCTGGCCCATCCAAAAATTTGAAAAGATTGACGACGCGGTGGAGCGCCTTGGTGAGGACTCGCCGATGTTCTGGCGCGACTTTCGCGGGTTCTGGCCGCCGCAAGGAATTTCCAAAGCGATTTACTCCGAGTCGGAGATTATCAAGTTCAAAGGCGATCAAGCCGCAATCTGGCAGGGAGGAACAACCCGCATCGCGGGAATCGACCCGTCTTTCGTTTCGGGGGGCGACCGCTGCGTTCTCTATGTCGGCAGCTACGGACTGAATCGCGACGGCAACGAGCAGGTATCATTTGATACCTTCCATTACATCGAGGACGAGGCGAGTTCCAAAGAACCCCGCACGTTTCAAGTAGCCCAAAAAATCGCAACGATTTTGGAGCGGGAGCGCGTCAAGATGCAATACGTCGGAGTGGACGTGACGGGCGGCGGCGTGCCGTTCTGCGATGCGTTGTCGCGTGTTCTAGGGAGCAATGAATTTCTGCGGGTGCATTTCGGAGGCTCCCCGACCGAACGCTCCTTGTCGGCCTACGACTCGACTCCGGCAAAAGACAAATATACCAATCGCGTCACGGAGCTTTGGTTCGGTGCGAAGGAGTATCTCCAAAACGGGCAACTGCGCGGAATCTGTCCTGACCTGGCCCAAGAAATGACTGCCCGAAATTTCGAGACCCGAAAATCGGGAGGCATGAAACTCTGCGTCGAGCCCAAAGCCGACATGAAAGCTCGGATAGGCAGATCGCCGGACGTCGCCGATGCCGCGTTTGTTTTGCTGGAGACCGTGAGGGAGCGGCTTGGCATACGCCCGCCTCAAGAGGGCGCTGCGGGGAACAAAGGCGGGACGACCTGGCGCAGAATGATGGATAAAAAGTTTGCCCCTAGGAGAAACTCCCCTTGCCTTTTGACGAGTTAGGTGTAATAACCTTATAGGTTAAATAATGGAGGCTACCGAATACCCAATTACTATTGAACAGGGCAGCAATTTCCAATTGCAGTTTCGTTGGAAGGTAGATGGCGTAATCGTGGACTTAACGAGTTCCACCGCTGAAATGCAACTCCGTAGAAGTTATTCGACCCCTGTAGTTTTTGGACTTAACAGTTTTAACGGGCGTATCCTACTAGGAGGTGCCCTAGGAACAGTATCCCTTGAACTCTCCCCCGAAGAGACCGCAGAAATTCCTGCCGGTAACTTTCTATACGATTTGGAGATAACCACTGGCGCGGTCGTGCGGAAGCTCATCAAAGGCTCTGTCGTCGTCATACCGGAAGTAACAAAATGAGTGAAATTATTGAAATCATTGGAACCGGCTTGACGGGCCCTTCGGGCCCTCGCGGGTTGCCTGGCACAAATGGAGCCGTCGGTCCCGCTGGAGCTGACGGCCCTGCTGGCCCTGCCGGAGTGGGAACCGTTGGAGCTGACGGCCCTGTCGGCCCTGCTGGAGACCGAGGGGTTGCAGGGGAGCAGGGGTTGCAGGGAGTTGTCGGCCCGCAGGGGGTCAAGGGCGAACGCGGGCTTACGGGACCGTCGGGGCCACAAGGCGAGCGCGGCTACACTGGAGATTTAGGCCCCACCGGCTCAATTGGGCCTATCGGCCCTAGGGGAGAAGTGGGCACGCGGGGCGAGCGGGGAGAAATCGGGTTTCCAGGCAACAACGGATCGCAGGGACCTCGCGGGTATAAAGGGGATATGGGGATCACGGGGCCTATCGGCCCTCTCGGCCCTCCTGGCCCCACGGGGGCTAAGGGACAACAAGGAGTGGTAAGCAATTCAACAGTAATGGCATTGGCAATAGCGTTAGGATAATAATATGAAACAACAGTTTACAGGAACATACAGCCTTGATGTAGTGAATCGCTACATCACACTTCACGACATTCAGCTAAAACCAGAGCAGGTTCTTTTGGTCGTCAATGCAACGGTCGGGTTTGTTTATCACAATTTTTCAGTGGATGAGACTGCCAACATTTCAATTGTGGCGGGCAACACAAAAATTGAGTTCCCGCCTTACAAAGATTGCGACACCCACACGATTTCAGACGCGCTTGCGGTTTTTTATGACGACGGCGTTGACCTAGGGCAGCTCATTCTCACAGAGTCGAATGAAACTCAAACGCTCCTCCAGACCGAGTTTGACCTGACTCAATCCGACCTCGCCGCTTTCCGCACTGAAGTTAAATCAGAGTCCGACGAAACGCAAAATGTTATTGTAGCTTTCCGCACTGAAGTTAAATCAGAGTCTGATCAAACTCAAAGCATTATTGGAGCTTTCCGCACTGAAGTCAAAGCCGAGTCCGACGAGACACAAAATGTTATTGTAGCTTTTCGCACTGAAGTCAAAGCCGAGTCCGACGAAACGCAAAGCCTGCTTTTGGCAGAGTTCAATCAGACCCAAAGCGATCTAGCGGCGTTCCGTGTCGAGGTTAAAGATGAATCCGACGCAACCCAGACCCTTCTTCAGACAGAGTTCAATCAGACCCAGGAAGCGATTACGGGTTTCCGCCTTGAGGCTAAAAACGAGTCAGATGAGACCCAAGACCTTTTGCAGTTTGAATTTGACCAGACGCAGGACGCGATTTCTCATTTCCGCTCTGAGGTCAAATCAGAAATGGAACAGACTCAATCCGTCCTAGAGACGGAGTTCCATAATACCCAAGCTGGGGTCGAGGCTTTCAAAACCGAAGTCAAAAACGAGTTCGACTCCACTCAGACCCTCCTAACCGACTTTAAAGCCGAGGCCAAGGCCGAGTCCGATGTCACTCAGGCGCTCCTTACCGACTTTAAAACCGAAGTCAAAAACGAGTTCGACTCCACTCAGACCCTCCTAACCGACTTTAAAGCCGAGGCCAAGGCCGAGTCCGATGTCACTCAGGCGCTCCTTACCGACTTTAAAACCGAAGTCAAAAACGAGTTCGACTCCACTCAGACCCTCCTAACCGACTTTAAAGCCGAGGCCAAGGCCGAGTCCGATGTCACTCAAACTCTCCTGACCTCATTTAAAACCGAAGTCAAAAACGAGTTCGACTCCACTCAGACCCTCCTAACCGACTTTAAAGCCGAGGCCAAGGCCGAGTCCGATGTCACTCAGGCGCTCTTGCAGAATGAGCTTGACCTAGTGAAAGAGAGAATCCTCGTTACGCAAGTTATTCTTAGCGAGGAGTTCGGGCAAACGCAAACGCTTCTGACCGATTTCAAAAATGAAGTCAAAGCCGAGTCAGACGAGACTCAAACTTTTTTAAGCGGTTTCAAATCCGATTTGCAAACTAAGCTCGATACCGAGTCGGGCGAGTTGCAGACCAAGATCGGCACCGAGTCTTCCGCAGTTCAAGGCACGCTGCTTGAGTATAAAGACGCCATCGTCCTCAAGATGGGCACGGAGTCCGTGGCGATCCGCGAAAAGCTCAATGTCGAGTCCGGCGAAATTCAGACAGTCATCCAAACCGAATCGGGCAATGTCCAAGGCAAGCTCCTCGAATACAAGGACGACATAGCGGGCACTATTGAGGCTCAATCTACTGCGGTCCAAACAAAGCTGAATGTCGAGTCTGGAGAAATACAGGCGGCTATTCAAACCGAGTCGGGCAATGTCCAAGTCAAGCTCCTTGAATACAAGGACGACATCGTAGGAACCATTGAGGCTGAATCAACTGCGCTTCAGACGAAGATGAATGACGAAAGCGCCGAGATCAAGCAGACCCTTGAAACTCAATCGCTCGCCATTCAAACAAAGCTCGACCAAATTCTCGTCGATGATTTCAAAAACGCGATTGTCAACGCAGTCACCACCGAGGGTGACGAGATTCAGACCAAGCTCGGCGTCGAGTCCGACGAAATTCGCGCTGACCTTACCGCATGGCGAACAGAGGTCAAAGCGGGCATCGACGCTGGACTTGACGCGACCGGCCCCAAAGACGCTCCAACCACCAATTCAGTTGAGGGCAACTGGTCCGTGGTGTCGTTGCTAAAAGGAATTTTTTATCAGATTTTTGGGAAACTTCCTTCACTCACCACCACTGGTCGCATCCCCGTGGATATTGGTGGGGATGGCTCCATTACGGTAACGGCGGGGACCATTACGGTTCAAAATGAGGTCGAGATTAGCAATGATGAGGGGAATCCCGTCCCTGTGTCCATCGCCGCGCCGTTTGTAAACACGAGTGATTCGACCATACGAACCTCTCTAGGCGCGACGATTGTCTCTGGGGACTCTCACAGCCTTATCCCTGGCCCAATCAATAAGCTGGCTATTGATCTGCCCACGGGCAAAGACGCGACATCAAACATTCATCCAAGCGTTACCGTGCAGCCAGTCATCGGTTCTAGGAACTTCCCGATTTCGGCTGCTGCGCTCCCGCTTCCAACAGGCGCGGCAAGCGAAGCTACACTTTTAAGCATCGACGCTAAAACTCCGACGCTTAATGATGGCCGAGTCCCCGTCGGCCTCGGGGCCTCTATAGTTAGTGGCGATAGCCACAGCCTTATCCCTGGCCCAATCAATAAGCTGGCTATTGATCTGCCCACGGGCAAAGACGCGACATCAAACATTCATCCAAGCGTTACCGTGCAGCCAGTCATCGGTTCTAGGAACTTCCCGATTTCGGGAACCGTTACAGGACCTTTAACAAACACCGAACTTCGCGCTGCTGCTGTCCCCGTTTCGGGGCCGATGACGGCAAGCCAGTTCACCGACCGCTTTGGGGACTTTCTTACTACCGCAGCGACTACCGACACTGAAAGCACATCATTTTTGTCCCTTTTCAAACGGCTTCTTTCAGTGAAGCTCCCAGCAGGACTAGGGCAGAGGGCTGCGGGCGCCAGCTTCCCCGTGGTTTTGCCCTCGGACAGCACCATGAATGTCAATTTGCGGGACGGTGCTGGGAATAACTTGACTAGCGTTGAGGCAGGCAACGCAATATCAGATACGGCGCGTGCTTTGATTGTTAGGAATAAACCGTCTGGAGAGCACATTATTGTTCCCAGAACAGCGGGCATTGTTCAACTCCCTGGGCTAGTTGGGACAAGCAGCATTGAAGTTCGCGTCTCCGAGCCGCAAAGAAAGTATCTTTTAATTCAAAACCTTTCGAGCGCCCCGATCCACGTTGGTTTTGGCAGTAGCGCGGATACAAACATGACTCGCATTGAATCTCTTGGCTCTCTTTGTTTTGAAGGCAGTTTCGTGCCGAGTTCTCGGATTGAATTGATTGGCACTCAGGCGGATCAAAAATACTGCATTTTAGCTTCTTAATATACTATGGCACTACAAAGCACACTTCCTCACAAATCCACCCACGCCCTAGGGGGCACGGATGCTCTCACGCCAGCAGACATCGGGGCGATCCCAACGGTATCATTTGCTCTCGGCACAAGCAGTAATGCAGATTCGGTTTTAAGCGCGGGCACAAATCGAATCCTGACTTTTGAAACCTACAATTTCGATCAGGATCGCTTCCTTACGCTACCGCGATCCACAGACGGGGCAAAGGCCGGAGACAGGCTTCGCATCCGGCACCGCGCTCAATTTCACATGGGCGGGCCCTTCCGCCTTGCGCTTCGCCAGTATGAAGTCGTTGCACCGCAGGGCTCCCCGCAATACGGCTCCGGGTTTGTCACTCTCGCTACGCTGGCAGACGGGGAAACCCTCGACCTGATTGCAAATGGTTCAACCCCGCTTCAATGGTTGCCCGTGACTACAGCAGCAGTTGCAAAATCTGGTGATACGATGACAGGGAAGTTGACTCTGCCAGCTTCAACCACCGCCTCTGCTCCATTAAATATTCCGCATCCAGCCACGGGAACTGATCCTACATTTCCTTCTAGTGGAGATTTGTGGTTGAACGGACAGCTTCGATATAGCGACCAAACAGGCACAACTCGTTATGTCGCTGATCTAAATCGACCGAATACTTTTCAGCAAAACCAAATCATCTCCGCTGGTTCATCTACATCGGCAGCAGCATTGCGAATCATTCAAGAAGGGACAGGCGAAGCCCTCCGAGTCGAGGACAACAGCAGAGGAGTCTTCGGCATCACGGTCACGGCGCAGGGTTCCGGCTATACTTCAGCGCCCACGGTAACCATCGCCGCGCCCCCAAGCGGGGGGACACAAGCCACAGCCACAGCGTCTATCGCCGCTGGCAAAGTGACTGCAATCGTAGTCGCAAACTCCGGTAGTGGCTACATCTCGGCTCCTGCCGTTACCTTTTCCGGTGGAGGGGGCTCTGGGGCCGCTGCTCAAGCCCTTATCAGCCCAGACACGACAGCATTCGTAATATCTAAGACAGGGAAAGTTGGTATCGGAGTTGCTCCTGATGAGACTGTTGCGCTGAAGTTGCCAGCTTCAACCTTGTCTTCAGTTCCATTAAATTTAGGTAATGGAGTTTCGCCTACAACAACAGTTCCAGGTGATGTGTTTTCTTCGGGAAATAATATATTCTTTAAAGGCGCAACAGGTGGGCCTTATATTTTTGCTTACAAAAATGACACGAATACATTTCTTGTCCCTCAAATAATTAGCACTGTATCTCCGACTGGAGACCCTGCCCCAGCACTTCGCATAACGCAAGCTGGAGGAGGAGAGGCATTTCGCGTCGAGGACAACATCAGAGCAGTCGTCAGCATCACGGTCACGGCGAAGGGTTCCGGTTACACTGTAGCGCCCACGGTAACCATCGCCGCGCCCCCAATCGGTGGGACCCAAGCCACAGCCACAGCGTCTATCTCCGGTGGCAAGGTGACCGAAATCGTAGTCACGAACTCCGGTAGTGGCTACACCACCACCGCCACGCCGCCTGCCGTCACTTTTTCCGGTGGAGGAGGCTCTGGTGCCACCGCTTCAGCAGTCATCAGTCCAGACACGACAGCATTTGTTGTTTCTACCACGGGCCGAGTGGGCGTCGGCGTTTCCCCAGACGCTACCGTGTCCCTATCTGTAGATTCGACTGGTATTAAGTTTAGCGATGGGAGCGTTCAGACGACTGTTGGGGCACCGCTCTATGATGACGGCTCCGGACAAGTCCAAAACACAGTCCTCCAAGCCACCCAGCTCTGGGATAACGCGAATCAAGCAATAGGTCTTGCAATTAACGACGGCATAGTCGATTTGGGCCCCAATGCCGCCACATCGAATGTTGCTGCAAACTTCCGCACCGCCATCGGCGCTCAAGCTGCGGGCGACTACGCCCCCCTTGACGACGACGGTCTCGTTCCCGTCGAGAAGCTCCCCGCCCTGTTGTTCGCACCGCCCGCACCGCTCTACCAAGCAACCTACTACAAAACCACGGATCAGTCTTTTGGGGCGAATGACGGGTCGTCTAACGAAGTCACATTTAATGCTGATGCGGCTTGGAATAATAGCAATGGCTATATCACGCACGCACCGGGCTCAAAGGATTTTGTCGTAGTCCAAGCGGGGATGTATCAGTTGGAGTGGAACGTCTCTGTCGCCGCGAACGGAGCGACGTGGAATACCGGAAATAACAAAGTAATTTCGATTGACCTTACTCGGGACATCGGAGGTCCGCTTTTGGAACGCGCTGTCATCGGTCAAACTGCGGTGGGGGCAACAGGACAAGACTACAGTCAAAGTGTTTGCTCTACTTTCCACCTCCAAGCAGGCGACGTTATCAATCTCAGCGTTTTCGGACTGTATGCCACGAACGTGCCAGTAATTAAAGGCATTCAAAATGAAATTGATCTTAATAGTTGGTTCACATGGCGGTATATTGCTTCTGGAGCAACTCCAGACCTGTCTGGTTATGTTCTAAATGCCGATGCCCGTTTAAGTGATGCTCGCAAGCCACTCAATCTAGGGAGCCTCATCCTTCGCATCGACGGCACGGCCAATCTTGGCAACACAAGCAACAGCACGGAGTATGTCTTCCCGTGGAATGATGTTTACTTTCAGGAAGACCTTTCCTCAATGGCCGTAACTCCGCCCTCCCCCGCCGCAGAGCGGAACATTCTTCTCCCCGAGGCGGGGTGGTATTACTTAGAGGCCCGCTACACGTCCTTCGATATAACGAACCCGAACGCTTTCATGCGGATCAGGCTCCGCACGAGCGATACTCTGATTACGAGCGCAGACGCCGGTGCCCTCAGAGACGTTGTCGCAGTAGGCCGCACCGGCACATCCTTGAGTGGCGAGGCAAACGTCCGTGGCAGCCTCACCCTGAAAATCTCTAGTCCGACCTATTGCGTGTTCACCATCCTTCACGACTCCGCTCCAGGGACCGGATATCCGGTCTTCAACAACGACAACGGACTTCAACCCTACATCTACATCAGGAGGCTCAGTATCTAATGTATAAACTAATCGACCCATTCGACGGCAAAACCATCGGGTTTTCCGAACTTAAAATCCAAGACGAAGCCGTAATAAAAACGTGGGTAGACGCATCCGGCACCCGCCAATTTGAAAAACGCTACGCAACCTGCGAGGAAACCGAAGACACCGCCGCCGGATGAGTGCTCCTGAATTCATAAAATATTGGGACCTCGGGCTAAAGCTCGCCACGACGGCGGCTCTTATTAGTGTCGCTCTCCTTGGCACGAAATTTGTTACCAAGGAGGAATTTACGGCGTCAAATTCACGCATTGAGCGCATCGAAGCTGTATTGATACGCATGGAACAAAACGCGGTCACAGATGCCCGCCACGAAACGATTTTGACCGACCATGAAACCCGAATCCGCATCATAGAAAAGAAATGAGGGCCGTCGTCCTTTTAATTCTCTTTTCTGCTTTTGGGTGCGCTACCAAGCCCACCCCGACGCCCGAGTTTGCTGCAATCACTCGGCGCGCAGGAGAGGTCGCGGGCAACATTAGCCGAGCCCGCGAAGATTCTAAATCGGTGCAGGCGCTGCACTTTGAGAGCATGAGCCTTCTCGACCGCCTCGATTACAAAACCGTTTTGCTCCTCGAATGAGATGAGACTCGCCCTAATCATACTGCTCGCCTATCTCGCCGCCGCGACTCTCGCCCTAGGGCTCACCCCGCAGGAAAAGGCTATCGTCGGCCAGATGCGCGACTCCATTAGCCTGCTCCGCGCTAAACTTGATGGCGCTCAATCCGCTAACGACAGCGCCCTCTCCGCCCTTACCATCGCGGCGTCTCAGTCCGCCGACCTCTCTGCGCAGGTCCAAACCGCCGCCGCACAAGTAACGCTACTCGCCGCCGAGCGGGATGCCCTTGCTGCCAGAATCGCCGCCGCCGACATCGCCTACGAACGCCTGAATGCGCGTTATCAGACCGCCCAACTCATCATCGCGCTAGTCAGCGCGTTCCTTGTCGGTCTGCTTGTTTTGCAGTTCACTCACCGGCTATCCCCTCCCTACGGGTTCTTAGTTCCTGTCGCCGCAGGAGCTGCCGCTTTCTTCGCTATTTACAATATAATATGAAACACATCGCTCGCATCCTGTCCGCTTGGCAAGGACTTCTCGCAGGGGTCATTGCTGTTGCGCTTTACCTCGCTCTGCCCCTCGCTCTCCGCGCTTACGACCCGACAGCGGGGCTTTTCGATGCTGGGTATCTACAGTGGCTGGGTCTCGCAACGGTCCTCTCGTTCTGGGCCGTGTTTGTGGCATGGATTACTTGGCAGATTGCGTTCCGCTCCATCGACCGCTCCGCCGACAAGAATCTATCGCGTTGGTTCGAGGGTCTTTCTGACCGAGAAAAATGGTATAGCACGCAGGCCACTTTTGTTTTAATGCTGGCGTTATTCTTCGTCGCACTGAAACTCATCCCCCTATGAAATATGCTGTCGTCTTTATTGTTGCGCTGTTTTCCCACACTTGCTTTGGCGGCGGAACTCCGCAGGCGGGCTTGGATTCGCGGGAACGAGTGCTCGCTGTCGCTATCAAGCTCATCGGAGTCACCGAGGCAACTGGAAAAAACGATGGACCCGTCATTGAAGCAATCCTTCACTCCACAGGAAATCGGCGAGGCGACCCGTATTGTGCATCGTTCAATTTTTGGTGCTACCAACAATCGGGGTTAGCGCAGCGCGTCCCTCGCTCCGCGTGGTCACCCGACTGGGTCCGCCAACCCACCTGGACTAAAGCCCTAGGGGGTCGGACCCCGGAGCCTGCCGACGCGTTTGGCGTTTACTTCCCGTCAAAAAAACGGGTCGCCCACACGGGGCTGGTTCGGAAATGGGGGGCTGCCGCCGTTGTTACTATAGAGGCGAACACGGCCCCAGAAGCCGCCGCTGGCACTGCTGCGGATAGAGACGGGGGCGGCATCTGGAGCAAACGCCGACTCGTTCGGCAAATTCACTCTGTTCGGAACTGGATCGACTAGCACCGTGCCAGACGCCGACCGTAAGAAAAAGTTTAGGTCAAATGTGTTGGAGTTTCTCCGACGCTACAAACAGAGGTCGGGGTGCCGTTTGTGCGGGGAGAACAGCTCGCCAGATGCTCTTGACTTCCATCATATAAACCCGAACACGAAGCTACTTGCGTTGTCTTCCATGGTTCGCAGCGCGGGGATCATCGCGATGCTTAATGAGGTTGAAAAATGCGTTGTTTTATGCTCTAACTGCCACCGGAAAATGCACGCTGAGAGCGCCCGCAAAAAAGCGAAGAAAAAAAACATTGCGAAAACTTAATAACCGCGTAACCTAACCTTGCCGATGCTTCTCGTCCTACCATACAACTCCAAGCACCTCCCCCTCTACAAACACATCCTCGCTCTGAAGGGCTGCGCCAAGCACGATGTTCTTCTTGTGGGGCCGAACAGCCAAGTCTTTGAGATGGAGGGGGCTCTCAATATCCTAAAAGGCGCTTTCGCCCATGCGGATATATTTACTGGGGACGCCGAATACCTAAGTCCCAATAAGCTCTTTGCCGACACCGTTCGCTGGCTTGATTCTGTTGGCAACGAAGAGCCCTTTTACTGGTTTGCTGACAGCGTGCCGGTCAAGCCTTCTTGGCTCATGGACATTTTTAAAGAGTATTGCGCGAAGAAGATGCCCTACATGGGAGCCACGCAAGTCGTTCCTGGTTGGAACCCCGCCACTCAAAAGTGGGAGAAGGAACCCCCACGCCTGATCGCAGCCAGCGTGTATCCCCCTGACCTCTGGCACCGCAGCATGCTTGTAAGACAGCTCTCCTACCGCACGGGCGCGGAGCCGTGGCACTCGCTGATGCGGTTTGAGATTCGCCCTAGAGCCACTCAAAGCGAGTTCATCCAACACGGCGGCAAGGTCCCCGTGAGCCCGAAAATCGCTGTTTATGCAAATGTGGACGTGCTTGAGGAACTTGAATGGCTGAACAAGCCCATAAAAAAGGAAAAAGACAATGCCGGAAAGTAGCCAATCTCCCCTCGATATAAAAGGACTCGACCCCGTAACGGGGGCCGCACCAAAATGTCGCGTCGAAAAGGTGGACGCTGCCCGCTCCATTTATCTTGCGATCAAAAAATCCGATGAGGGCAGTTCCCGCAACCGCGCTTTGATCGACGGGATGTTCAGCGGCAACCCGCCGTTCAACCCCAACGATTTGATTGAGATGGGGCAGGCGGATCGCACCAATCTCGATTTTGGAGACGCTGGGGCGATCAAGGAACAGGCTCTTGCTGGCTACTACGACCTCACCAGCTCCGTCGATAAACTGGCTCGCGTGCAGACTAGCCATGGCACAGCGGAGCAGGCGGCGGAGTGGGGCGAGATTATCTCCGAAGAGTTTCATCACACCCTGCGCGAGTGGCGCGAGTTTGAGTTCAACCATCAGCGTCTCTCCGACTATTTCGTTTCCCACGGCGTAGGCATTACCTTTTTTGAGGACGAAGTGGACTGGCGCTACCGCGTGGCGGGGCTCTCTGAATTTCGCATCCCTAGGGCAACCCGTGCGAGCGAGTCGGAAATCGAAGTTGCGACAGCCGACCGCGAATACCGCGCCGACGAGCTTTACGCGTTTATCCGCGATCCTGACGTAGCGGCGGAACTTGGGTGGGATGTTAAGACTACCCGCGCCGCCATTCAACGAGCCTGCTACGCGAATCAGATGATGACCCTCTCCGATTGGGAGAAGCTGGAAGTCGAACTCAAGAACAACGACCTCCTCTACGGTCAGGCCAAGAGCAAAGTCGTGAAGGTCGTTCATATGTGGGTGCGCGAGTTTTCCGGCAAGGTCTCGCATTTGATTTTCCTCCAAGAGCCTCTCGACTCGCCGCTGGACAAAAGCGAAGGTTTTCTTTTTAAGCGGGAGAACCGCTTCGACTCGCCCACGAACTGTTTCGTGACTTTCTGCTACGGGGTGGGGAATGGCACCTATCACGGCATTCGCGGGCTGGGGTTCAAAATATACCCGCACATCCAAGTTTTGAACCGTCTGCGTTGCGGCATGGTGGATGGGGCTCTCCTCTCCTCGTCGCTCATCGTGCAACCAAGCGACAGCTCCTCTAGGGCGCTCGACGACCTGACGCTCACCTATTACGGCCCCTACGCACTCTTCCCGCCTGGGCTCAAGATTGTTGAAAAAGCCGTGCCGAATTTGCAACAAAACATCATCCCAGTCATCAACGACATGACGATGCAGATGCAAAACAATACAGGCTCTTACCAGACCCGCGCCACTACTCCTGATGGGCAGTCCCGCACCGCCTACGAAGTCCGTAGCCAGTTGCAGAAAGAGGCGACACTCTCCTCGGCGAGCATCAATCTTTTTTACCACCCTTGGAAAAGACTCCTCAACGAAGTGTATCGCCGTCTAGCCCGCCGCGACTACACAGCATTGGAGCCAGGCGGAAAAGAAGCTGTTGAGTTTCGGAAACGCTGTATCAAACGAGGCGTCCCAATCGAGGCGATCCTCAAGGTCAAACAGGTCGATCCCGTCCGCGCCATTGGCTACGGCTCGCCCCAGATGCGTATGGCGGCGGTCGATGAGACCATGCAAATTTTTGGAAGCCTCGACGAGGCTGGGCGCATCAATCTTCTTCGCGACCGGATCGCATGCCGCTTCGGGCAAGAAGTAGTGGATCGCTACTTGCCCCCGCCTCAGACAAGCCTTCGGCCCCCGCTCGACTACAAAATTGCAATTTTGGAGAATGCTACGATGTCTTCCGGCAGTGGGATTCCCGTCAGCCCTGGAGAAAATCATTTTATTCATGCGTCCACGCATTTGCAGGCACTCGACCAACTCGACCAAGCAGTGGCAGAGGGCGCGGGCGACCCGCAGCGGGCTATTGTGGCGTTCCAGATGTTCTTACCACATCTCGGCCAACATGTGCAGGCGCTCGGCCAGGATTTGATCCGCAAAGACGAGGTCGCTCTCATGCGTCAACGTCTACAGCAGCTTCAGGCGAGTGCCCAGCGGCTGCAAGACGAGTTGCAGGCGCAGGCACAGAACGCACAAAAGGCCGAGCAGGCCGAGGGCGAGCGGCAACAAGTGGCGATGCAAGCTGAGTATGCGGCGATGCAGAAGAAGATTGCCGAGATGGAGCAACTCAGCCCCGAGGCGCAACAGAGGTTGCTTGAACGCCGCGCTGAAATGCAGATGAAGATTGAGAAGCACCAATCGGAGATGCAAATGAAGTCAGCTTCGACTCAACAAAAAATGATTTTAGAGGACGCTAAGGCCGCTGCAAAAGTGAGGGCGTCCGCAGCACAAGCCCCCCAGATATGAGAGACTACGCTAAAGAATACAAAGATTTTCACGCCAAGCCCGACCAGAAAAAGCGCAGGGCCGGTCGAAATGCCGCTCGTCGCAAGCTCACGGCCCAGGGGCGCGTTTCCAAAGGCGACGGCAAAGACGTGGACCACATTGACAAGAACACCCTTAACAACAGCCCAAGCAACCTTCGCGTTCTGCGTGCCAAGGTAAACCGCTCGCTCCAATGAACCGACAGGAAGATGTGGCCGATTTTTTTGAGTTCTTAGAAAGCTATGAATTTGATGTCGCATGGTTTGAGCAGCACTCGTCAAACCCCCAAGATCAAAGGGGCTTTCCAGCGCCCGTGCAAGCGCGGATCAGTGGTTCAGACATTCAGGGGGTTGGGGTTTTTTCAACAGCAGACTTTGCCCCCAGTGAGGTTGTGGCCCCCGCTTTTGTTGGGGGAAAACGAACCCCTGCCGGTCGCTATACTAACCACGCCAAAGACCCAAATGCCGCGATGAGGATGCTGGATAGTGGAGACATCGACTTAACCGCTATTCTGCCCATTCGAGCGGGCGAGGAAGTCACGGTAAATTACCGACAGGTTATGGGACTACGACAGGTTATGGGACTGCGCTAATGCCGACTCCATTGGACATGGCGAAAAGCCTTTTGACTGAAACCGCGCACTGGGCAAAAAAAGGGTTCAAGCTGGCGAGTGGAAGCGTCATTACCGACCGCTACTCCAAATGCGTCGTGTGCCCGTATTGGGACAAAAAATCTTACGGGGGCTCTGGGAAATGCACCGTGTGCGGGTGCAGCACAAAAGCCAAGCTGGTGCTGGAGACCTCCAAGTGCCCTGAAGGCAAATGGTAAATTTTATGACACCCGAACAATTCCGCAGCAACGAGTTGCTAGTGACATCCTTCGCCTCGCTCCTCAAGACCAATGAATTTCAGACCGCACTCGCCATTATTCGCGACCTCGGCATGCCCCGCGAAGTCGGGGTTCCAGACGGGGTCAGCTTTGCCGAGTGGAACAGCCACCAGAACACAAGGCGCGAGGGGTATCACCAAGCACTCGACTCGTTTCTCGCCCTAGGGTCTCCGCTGCCTAAGCGCCGCAGCGACCGCGACCTCATGCCGTCTCTTGAGGCGGAGGGATAATTTATGACAGACACAACCAACGAAACACCAGTAAACGAAATACCCGCCGAGGAAAATCTCCAAGGCCAGGGCGGCACAATGAGTTTTGACGCAGCTTCTAGCCTCGCCAATGCTTTTGACAAACTGAAAGTCGGAGAATCCAGCCCAAGCGAGCCTGTTGAGGGGGAGCCAAAAGCAGAAAAGCCCGTCGCAGCTCCTCCTACTGCCGACGCGTTATCAAAACTTCGCGGCAATAAAAAAGTGACGGAAAATTCCGTCGAAACGCCGCAGGAGGAGATGCCTAAAGAAGCCGACTCGCTCAAGAAGTGGGCGCTAAACGTCAAAAAAGACTGGAAAGCTGAGAAGTCCCGCCGTGAGGAGCTTGAAACTAAGGTATCGGAGCTGGAAAAAGCCTCCTCGGACCCCGAAGAGGTGACGCGCCTGCGCCAACTCAACGAAGAGTATGAGCGCGAGCTGCAAGTTTCCCGAGTCGAGGCCACAAAAGAGTTCAAAGACGCGGTCGTCGTCCCGATGCAACAAATCCGCGAGTCGGTCGATGCCCTCGCAACGAAATATGAAGTCTCTCAGAGGGACTTGTTTGAGGCGTTTTCGGAGATTGACCCTAGTGCTCGTGCCGACAAGTTGAGCGACATCGCCGCAGGAATGAACGACCGCGACAAGTTCTCGCTCTATGAGTTAGAGGGGCGGTTCAACAAAGTGCAAAACACCCGAGAAAAAGTCGTCAACAACGCTAAACTGGCGCTTGAAAAAATCAACGAGCACCGGCAGCAGCGAGACAAGGCGCAGCAGGAAGAAGGATTTAAAAACTACAACTCGGCGATGGATAAGGTGTGGGAAGAAGCTCAGACGGCGGTCCCCATGCTCAAAAAAGTGGAGGGCGATGAGGAGTGGAACAAACAGCTCGACGAGGCTCAGAGTTTTGCGAGAAACCTTAATTTTGGGGGCCTCAATGAGGACGTAAGGGCGAGGGTAGCTATCCGCTCGGCGATTGCTCCCGTGATCTACGGGCAGTTTCTTCAGCTTTTTGAAAGGTATCAGGAGTTAGAGAAATCAATGGAAAAATATCAAAGCGCCACCCCTAGGGCGGGCGGCGGCTCCTCCCCTGCAAACACACCCCCAAAGGAAGAGTTTGATGACTTTCTTGAGGTTATGAAAGCAAAACTCGCTTAAAACATGGACAAAATACCGCTATGGGCTCCGGTTGGCCCCCCGCTGCAAGAAAATCGGTATTACACCGCGCCCGAAGTTGACTATTTAATTGCGACAAACCCAGGCCCCGCTGGTGCTGATGGAGCCGAGGGTCTAAAAGGCGACAAAGGCAACGACGGTCAGAACGGAGCCGATGGTCTAAAAGGCGATCCAGGCAACGACGGTCAGAACGGAGCCGATGGTCTAAAAGGCGATCCAGGCAACGACGGTCAGAACGGAGCCGATGGTCTAAAAGGCGACAAAGGCAACGACGGTCAGAACGGAGCCGATGGTCTAAAAGGCGATCCAGGCAACGACGGTCAGAACGGAGCCGACGGTCTAAAAGGCGATCCAGGCAACGACGGTCAGAACGGAGCCGATGGTCTAAAAGGCGACAAAGGCAACGACGGTCAGAACGGTGCTGATGGAGCCGATGGTCTAAAAGGCGACAAAGGCAACGACGGTCAGAACGGTGCTGATGGAGCCGATGGTCTAAAAGGCGACAAAGGCAACGACGGTCAGAACGGAGCCGATGGTCTAAAAGGCGACAAAGGCGATCCAGGCAACGACGGTCAGAACGGTGCCGATGGTGCCGATGGTCTAAAAGGCGATCCAGGCAACGACGGTCAGAACGGTGCTGACGGTGCCGATGGTCTAAAAGGCGATCCAGGCAACGACGGTCAGAACGGTGCTGACGGTGCGGCGCTACTCCCTGACTTGCCTTCGGGGGGCGGAGTTTTTGTGTTGGGGATTGCGAATGGGACTCTTCAATGGGTCGCAACGGAGATTTGTGTATGACGCTAGGTCTCACCGCATCCAACTCGGTAAGAATTAGAGTTGACTTGAGCGGGCTCCGCGCCGTCTCGTGCGGGTGTTGTTGCATTGAATCTAGCGCATACAATTTTGTCCTCTCCAACTTTAGCTTAGTAGGAGAAACTTGCACAATAACGAATGAATCCGATGCGCCCGCTTGCCTTTCTGGTTGGTTATATGTAAGCGTCGTTGGCCGCTCCGGCAACTACCCGCAAGAATACTGGCTGCCTGAATGGATTATAGCACCCCAGGGGCAGGTAGTCCTCACATCTGGCGGTAGTGGGGCGACCACAAAACCGAACGCGATCCATTTAACAACCGCCTTTATTTACAACAATGCCGGGGACACATCACAGCTTTACGCTCCCGACGGGACGCTCGTAAGCTCTATATCAGCATGAATTGTCAATTTCTCACTATTGTAACCCCCCACCTAAATAACTGCGGGTTGGGGGCATACCCTGGAAAGGTTTCTAACCGTCTCTGCGAGCGGTGTTGCAGTAACGGGGATAACACACCAGAGCGGGCAGCGGAAATAAAAACCGCGTTGGACTTGCATTTAGCGGATCGCGCCGAACACATCCAACAAATTTTTAATGGGGAGGTCGCTGCCGCTAACGACCTACGGGATTAAGATTTTTTTAAAATACCGCTTGACAGTTGCGCGGTTATTATAGTAATACAAGGTGACGATGCTTGAGGCGGTAAACTTCAAGACGCTGCTTGTAGGCGGTTAATCTACATGTTGTCGCGGGTTCCCAGCGGAAAAATGGGGGAACAAACGAACCGTGGAGTAACCACATAAACCAACATGCAATTTTTAATCAAATAATCCTATGGCAGCACTACAAAACATTGAACAGCTTTTCGTTGAATGGGGCGGTCTCATCCGCAACAACATCGCAAAGAACATCGTCACTTCTGACTTCTACCTCAAATATCTTCCTAAAGATAAGTGGGTTGATGGACAGGGCACCCAGATCAGCTACCCGATCTACGAACGCTCGCTTTCTAGCGCAGCGGTCAACACCGCAGGGGGCGTAACCTTTGAAGCCTGGACATCTTCAGGCGGCGACGGCAACAAAGAGTCTACGATTGGCTCCTACACCTCCAACCCCACCAACTCCAACTTGGTGGGCAGCAACGGCGGGCCAAACAACCGAGGCGGCATTGACGGCGGCGGGAGCCGTATCGTCGGTCAGAGCATCGACTCTTTTGGCGTAACCGTCCGCACCATGAGCCTCAAAAAGGCGGCTCTCAACAGCCCCGACATCTGCCTGGACGATCTTCAGTTCGCTTGGCAGGTTGAGGACCAGGTCAAGAACGTCGTGCGTGTTCTTTCCGAGAATACCAAGTATGTCTGGACAAACACCTATCAAGACGAGTATGTGTCCGCTTGCGGTAATCGGTCGGTAGCAATCAACAACTTCGACCCCACCACAAGTGCATTCCTAGCTACCCCCGCGACATCAAAACTCACTTGGGGCATTCTGGAAGCCATTTACGAGCAGCTCGGTTATGAGGGCGGCTCGATCAACCCATTCAAGCGTGTTGACGAGATGACTCCGATCTACGCGGCTGTTGGTGAGCGTTATACGTTCTCCGACCTTAAGCGTCAGGACGCCAACGTCCGCGACGACTACCGCTATGCCTACATGGGCAGTGGAGAGAGCAACCCGATGATGGCGGCCCCTGGGCTCAACACGATCACTCGTGGATTCCAGTTCTTCACCGTCGAGCTTCCTCCTCGCTTCGAGTTTGACGCCGAGGCTGGCGAATGGGTGCGCGTGTTCCCATACGAGCCAATCGCAACAAGCCGTGGCATGAAATGGGAGATCAGCGCACGCTACAAAGCGGCTCCGTTCACCGATACAGTGATCTATCACCAAGACGTGATGAAAATCCTCACGCCTTCCCCTCGCACCAGCAAGGGCGGCGGCATGACCTACAACCCATCCTTTAGCTGGGCTGGAGAGTTCGTGTGGCGCAACATCCCCGACCGCGAGAGCAACATCGACGGTTCGACTGGCTTCTTCCGTGCGCTTTACGCCTACGGTGCCAAAGTCGAGCGCCCAGAGTTGGGCTTCGCAGTCCGCCACCTCCGCTGTGTGGATCGTGCAACCGATCTCACCGATTGCGCTGGCGACCAGGTCTGCCCACCAGCACCGGTCCTCTAACTGGCCTCAAACACCGCTCCTCGGCCCTAGGGTCGGGGGGCGGCATTGAGGTTAAAAACCGTAACCCGTAGAAAAAAATATGACAACAATTTACGCCGGAGAAGATCATTTCGTTGAGGTCCCTCTTCCCTTTGACAACTTCACGACCCACTACTCAGCCATTACGGGCCAGGTCGCCTACCCGACTGCGGCGACTCCGGCTATTGCAACTCCCCCCACCCCCGCTAACCCTGGAGGGGTTCTCACCAAAGTCGGTAGTGCGATTAGTGCTACAATCCCTGCAGCCGCAGGTAGCCGCGTAGCAAGGTTTACTATTCCGCAATCAACTACAAGCCTCGCAACCATAGCCCTCAACACACCAGGGGAGCTGCAAATCAAACTCACGAGGGCCGCGACACATCCAGAGGGTGCTGGCGTGAGCTACCTCATGTTTCCACTTGGTCAAATCGTTAAACCACTTTAATATGGCTGATCTAAAATTCCCAATGCCGGAAGGCTTCACACTCCCTGAAGGTGGCGATAAAGGTGCCTTCGAGGTTCTCGCAACTCTCGAAGTCGAAGACGACGGGCAGCTCTGCCTAAAGGCAATCGACGGCATGCCAGTCGGCGAATACTCCGAAAAGGAGATGGAGCCCGAGGAGGCTGAGTATGCCGAGGCAACCGACCCTAACACAGGGGACTTCCAAAAAGCAGTGGCGATGGGCATGGGCCGTTAAAGCACCATGAGCTTTGGAAGCTCTATAAAAAGCACGGGGAAAGCCGGAGCCCGCATTATGGACGGGTTCCGTGGCGTGCCTAATGGCATGGATGGGAGCAAAGACCCGATCTTGACGCCGAGAGAGGCGGTTTACTACGCTCAAAACGTGACTTTCCGTGGCGGCAGCGGGCCGAAAACTCGCCCAGGTTTCCGCCATCTGAGCATTCTTTCCACCGGAGCGTTGTTTCAGGGGTGGGCAGTCCACCATTCCGTTTTGGCTGGGGTGAACTCCGTGGTTCTGGCGGTTGTATCTGGGCGCGTGTTGGAATACAACCCTGCCACAAACACAACTTCGGATTTGAGCACCCTGACAGGCTACACCATGAGCGCGACCAAACCCGCTTATTTCTGTCAAGCATCGAGATTCACGATCATACAAGACGGGGAGAGTGAGCCTTTAATTTACGCGATCAACGAGCAATCGAAAAAACTCTTTCAGCGCAGCGAACTAGGCAACCTTTCAATTCCTATAGCGAAAAAGATTCCGATTGGAACTTTCATGGCTTACGGGCAAGGGCGCTTGTTTGTAGCGGTGAAAGAAGAGACCTCTGTCCCCTCCGCAATTTGGGCGGGGGATATTTCTTTCGGCGGCTCGACGGGGAAGATAGAGATTCTAACCTCCGTGAAATCCGACGACGACACTAAGCAAACTTTTACTCTAAAAGCAACGCATAATTTTAATCCTAAAGCTTATGTAACGGTCGAAGCGCACAATACTCTCAAGCCAGTTAACGGGACCTACGAGATTATAGAGGTCAATACGGCAAAAACAACATTTACAGTCTATGCCGCCGCAGGAACGGACGGCACGAGTGGGTTTGCATCAGTTTTCAATGGGGGTAAAGACACTGACATCGTGCATTTTACCGAGCATAATTTTATTAACGAAGGGGGCGCACTTGTCATCCCCGCTGAACTTGGCCGTATAAAGGCTCTTACCTTCCTTCCCGTGCAGGATACGACTGCGGGGCAGGGAGACTTGGTAGCGTTTTGTGATCGCGGGGCGGCGAGCTTTGCCGTGTCCCTAGATAGGTCCAAGTGGAAAGAGACACAGTCTTTCCAGAAGGTGCTTTTTATGAATATCGGGTTGGTTGGTGAGAGCGTCTGCCCAGTGAATGGGGATTTGTTCTTCCGCTCAATGGACGGGAACGGCATTCGTTCATACCGCAATGCACGGGCGGAATTTACGGGAACTGGGCAGACGCCGCTCTCCACTGAGATCGACCCGATCCTTATGCGGGATACGGAGTTTCTTTTGGAGAAAGCCCTAAAAAATCAAAGTCCGGCCCAGTTGAGTTCTGGAGTTAGCCTCATTTATTTTGACAACCGACTGCTTATGACTTGCCTGCCAAAGGTGCAGACTTTTACAGCCCCCTCGGCGAGGAATCCTTTTGTGTATTTCACAGGGATCGTGGCGCTCGATTTTCAAGGCGTGTCGAGCAACAACGGAAAGCGGGGCGCGGCATACGACGGCGTGTGGACGGGGATCAATGTCTTGAGCCTCGCAACTGGGAACTTCGATGGAGTCCGCCGCGCTTTTGCCGCTTGCTACCACAACAACCGAGTTGAGATGTGGGAAGTCACGAAAAACGCAGAGTATGACCAATCCGTTTCTGGGCAGTCAAACATTGTGTGCTCGGTAACCACAAAGAACTACGATTTCGACGACCCCGCGATGCTCAAAAAACTGTTGCGGTGCGATCTGTGGTTTGACTCTATCAGCGGCGGACCCGTGGCTGCGCTCGACATCGAGCTTTTCTACCGCCCCGACAGCTCCCCTAAATATGTGCCCTGGGCAACCTGGCAGAAGTGTTTCACGACCCAATACACTAACCCTACGCTTGCCCTAGAACTCATGACCCCCTATGCCAAAGGTTATGCGCCGCAGCTTCGCTCGCCGACTCCTCCCCAGACGGCCAACGCCATAACCGGCTGGCCTGACAATATCGGGTATGACTTCGGAGTGAAAATCAAGTGGACGGGGCACGGGCGGCTCTCCCGACTGATGATCCATGTGTTGGAGACTGTAGAAAACGCGGGAGGGGGGTAGCATGGCCACTCTGGCTCTAAGAACGCCCTATCTTTTTGCTGATTACCCATCCGCAAGAATACTCTGCCCTATAGTGGAGGGAGACACCACTACGATAATCAACCTGACTTTTAAGTCCACGGGTTTGCCAGATTATGTTGTTTCCGTTCAACCAACTGGGGTCGCGGGGGAAGTTCTTTTAGGGTGGGCAAAAGCGGACAACAACAAGATACGGGGGTTCATAAACGGGGTTGCGGTGGCGTTTCAGTTCACGCCGCCAACCACCACACCAAGCATCCCCTTCCTCGACCAAACAGGAGTTACCTTTGAGTTTAACTCAAACAACACCGAAGCAGTTGTTACCGCACCTGGGGCGCAGGTAATCACTTTTGCTTTGCCAACTGTCCAGGTAACTGGAGACGATGGAGAAGTAACTACTGTTTCGGTAAAGTTAATAAAAACCCTAGATTTAGTAACAGAGGGAGGGACGGTAACTTTAGCGACTATAAGCGTGCCTGTTGCGTTGTCGGCGTCCTCTACATCAGGGCTAACTACTTTTACTTTCACCTCTTCAGATATTACAGCAGCCACGATAACCGAGGGGGATGTTTTAACTTACCTAGACGGCAAAAAAACCGTTGTTATCACTGCGAGTCAAAGCGGGAATGAAGATTGGCTCCCCGCGACTGCTACTATTACTCTAGCCCCTAAAACATTAAAAACCCAGCAAACGGTGACGCTCTCTGTAGCGGTGGCGTCTCTTTCCCTAGGGCAGACCACTACGTTTACGGCTTCAGCCTTTGTCTTCGGCACTATTCAGCCTTCTGGGTTGCCTGTTACGGTAACAACCCTTAATCCAAGTATCGTTTCTATTAGCGGGAATAATCTTGAAGGAGTTTCCCCCGGCGCTTCAATTATTTATGCGGAGCAGGGGGGTGACAGCACTTACGAAGCGGCAAACACTGATGGTGTTTTGGTCGTTGTAAATAAGAACTCGCAAACTGTTACCTTCCCAACCGATCTGTCGGGGGTGAAGGTTGGAGACGAGTTGCAGCTTTCTGCGACAGCCAGTTCTGGGCTCCCAGTTACTTTTTCAAGCTCTGACGACTCCGTGGCGACAGTATCGGGAGGCGCGGTTTTGTATGTGCGATCCCAAGGCGCTGCGGACATTACTGCCTCTCAGGCGGGCTCGGACATTTACGACAAAGCCCAAGTTACCAAGACTGTTACGATAGGCGCGAGTGACCAGACAATCAACTTTCCTGAAATGGCTCCCCGAGCATTTAATTCGCCTGATTTTGCCCTAGAGGCTTCCGCGTCATCGAACTTGCCGCTCACATATACCAGCTCCAACCTGTCCGTGGCAACGGTCTCTAGCGAGGGGGACGTTCTTACTTACGGGGTTGGCAGCTCATTCATTACTGCGAGCCAAGCGGGAAATACTTACTGGCGGGCCGCAGCTTCAGTGCAGAGGCTTTTAACGGTGGTAAAAGCAAAACAAACTATCTCGTGCGAAGTGCCTTCGCAGATAAACATCTCGGAGCGGGCGCTTCTGAAGGCGACTTCAAGTTCGGAAGAGTCGGTGGTTTTTTTTGTCTCCGGCGCGGCGTTAAAGATTACTGAAGAAGACGGCAACTACTACATAACGGGCGCTGCGGAAGGTCAAGGAACCGTGACCGCAAGCGTGGCGGGCGACGCAAACTACGAAGCAGAGTCTGTTAGATTTAATGTGGATGTGGGGCGGCAATACCAAGAGATCGTGTTCCCGCTCATTGAGCCGCGCACATTTAATTTTCGTTCGTTTTCGTTAATCGCCTCGGCGACTTCGGGGCTGCCGGTGATCTTAAGCAGTTCCGCGCCCGCCGTGGCGAGCGTGAGCGCAGGCGGGTTGGTGGCAGTCAATAAAGCAGGGGTCACGACTATTACGGCGTCTCAGGCGGGGGGCTTGGAGTGGTTTGCCGCAACAAGCCTGCAAAGAATACTTGTCATCGACAAGGGGGAGCAGCAAATTAGTTTTTTCCCTCCCGCCCCAGTGCCATCCACCACGGCGAGCATCTCCCTTTCCGCAAGCGCCATAGGGGGCGCTGTGGCTTTCAAAAGCTCTAACCCGCAAGTGGTTCAAATGAACGGCAGTGTGGCTGTTATCAAAGGGGTCGGGGCAGCAAGAATTGTTGCCACCCAGGCGGGCAACGACGATTACCTGCCCGCCGTGGCAGTGGTTCCGATTATTGTTGTGCCCGTGATTGATTCCTCTGTGACACCGCTAAATAGCGTTTTGGATCACGAGTCGCACGCCTCCACATCCGTTTCACCCTCGACAAGCGCCGTGGCGGTCGTGTTGGGGACTCCTACCACGCTCGACCGCGAGGACCATAACTCATTGTTACTTTCCCTTGTCCTGAACACGGGGGATGTCGTGCCGCCCAATACGGTCTTGGATCACAGTGCATTCAGTTCTCGGGAAGTCTCAACAATCTTTACCGGAGATTCACAGACCCTCTCAGGGGGCTCCGACCATGAAGGCTACTTGGCAGGAACGAGCCCCGTGTTTTCTGGGGTTGCCGTGGTAGCAGATGCCGCAACAGAGCGGGATTTATCGAGCTATGCGGCTTACATTGCCTCGGTAGCTGACCATGCCGCCTCCGAGTGCGTGAGGGCGAAGTATGACGGACGAGACTCGTTCGAGGTATATTTTGCTTCATCCCTGAGCGCCCCCGAAGGTTACTTGCTTATCCAGGGGGGCGCGTATTTATTGTGGGGCCGGACAAATCAAGATTTCCTTCAGGGCAAAATAATAATATGAGCGACAAACTAATATCCAATCTGGAAGAGAAACCCCTCTTGGCGGACACCGACATGCTCGTGATCGAGGGGGGCGGGGCGACATGGAGGAGCCCCGTTTCAAAATTTAAAGAGTATGTGTTTGGGTTCTTCGGTATCACGTCCTCAACCGACTCTAGCGACTATGTGGTTGTGAAAAAAAATACTGGGCAGGTCTATAAAGTAACCCTCGACAACTTGCTCCCCGCTGGGGTGGTGAGGACCGCCATGCTCGCTGACAGCACTAGCGCAACGACCGGCATTGTGGAAAGCAAACTCGCCCCAGGGAGCGTGACACACCCCAAACTCGCCAGGGATGCGGTGCATACCCACAACATCGCGGACGCGGAAACTGTGACGCAAGCCAACTACGGAACCAGCAACTTTGGCACAGGGGTCACTACCAGCAAGATTGTGGATGGGGCCGTGACTGGTCCGAAAGGCGGCGTGCCCGTGGGAGCGGTGTTTCACTTTGCCTCCCCCTCGGTGCCCCCTGGCTATTTGCTCTGCAATGGGGATGTGATCTCCACCGTCGCTTCCGCGTTCACACAGACGATCCCGAACTGGAAACTCAAAGCGTTGAGAGAGACCGTTGGGGCGGCCTTCGGCGCGGCGGGGTCGCTGCCCGATTTGCGGGGGCTCTTTGTGCGGGGGTTTGGGGGCACTGGCGTCGGGGGGAATAAACAAACTTATCGTCACTCGATTACGAGCTACGACCCCCCTCTCACTACCGGCGCGTCGGCGGGGATCGACAGTGGGATCGCATGGGCCACAGATTCTTTGGCTTTAAGTTACACGCTGGCCTATTCAAAGGACATTCGGTTTCAGAGCGGTGTCACCGAAATAGTGGGCATCACCGGCACCTCGCGGGTAGTATCAGGGCTGACTGGGACATGGTATTATCGCGTGTATGCGATGCGGCCCCTGGTATCAGGGGCGTTCGGCGCAGTGCAGGGCGATACAAACAAGCTGCATTACCATGCGACACACGAACCTCAGCACGGGCATACCATAACGGGGAGCATAACGGCTACCCAAGACCCCCACCACCACAGCTTCGACCTCTTTAGATACCATGCGGATAGCGATGGAGGGACCCATTTTTTAAACCCCTACCGTCGCGACGGGGATAGCCACAATTTCCTTACTAATGAGAAAACTCCTAAAATAACAGTGGCCAACAATTTGGCTTTTCAAACAAACACAACAGGACTCGTCGTTCGAGACTCGCCCACCACCCCAGCAACCCCCGTAGACGAAAGTCGGCCTATAAATCTCGCACTTTTACCTTGCATAAAGTATTAACCGTGATATAGAATAAATATGCAATGACACCACTTGTTCCAGGCACTTTAGTTCTAGGAGAGGACTCTTACCCCTCAACGCCGCAAGGGCTTCTTAACCTGTTTGCGGGAAACCTTTTTGTGCCCCCACAAGTTTTAAACTTCTACAAGCATAACAGCGCGGATCAAGTGCCGTCAGACTCTTTGTGGTATAGCACGAATAACGCGGCCTTAAAAGTTAGGCCAGACGGCATGGGGTGGCTGAACATTCTTGGGGGCAATACGGCTTATCGCGTCCGCCCCGACAATGACGGGATTGCGGCTAATACGAGGCTTTTTTCAAAAACTAGCGCCCCTACGGCAACGAACGGAACTGAGGTGTGTTCGGTGTCTCTCACTCCTAGGGCGCTCTCAAACCGTGTTATTGTGGTCGCCCAAGTTCCGGCGATTACAACATCGGGCGACAACATTAACATTTTTGGAACGATTCGGGCTGGCGGCAGCGCCCCGTTCACCATGGCAACTACTTTTTGTAGGGCGGGCAACTTCTCTAGTCTTCTTGTGGTGGGCGTGCATTCTCCAGGCCCCGCCGATCTTGCCGAGGGGGTGCTGAACTACGCTTTGAATATCGGCACCGACGACGAAGTGGCGTCGATTTACTACAACCGCCAGTCGCCTACGGACGCGTTCGGAAATTTTCTTACCACGCAGATGATTGCTACGGAGATTCCTATAGGATAATATGGAGGCTACAACTTTCACCTCTGCTAAAACCACGCTTGCCCCTTATGTGGACAACGGCGTAAATTCAACAGAATCGACGCGCATCGAATCACGCATCAATGAAGCCCAGCGTCGTCTGATCGACCACTTCAACTATCTCTGCCGCCGTGAAGAACTGGAGCGTGTTGCTTTGATTTATAGTGCTGGGACTCCGACATCTGACTTAATACTGGATAACTTGGACGCGACCAAGGTTCTAATTCTTGCCCTTTGGCGGGAAGAGAACAACGAACTTGAAATGGCTGCGTCCTTGGAAAAGCGGGCGTTGGACATGGTCGAGCGCGATCTCATGCAGGAGGTCGAAACCGGGCGCAGGGAGGCGTATCAACTCCTCGAAAGCTCGAAAGCCTACAACACCCTAGGGGGGCTCGTTGGGCGGCTCGGTCTTGAAGTCGTGCCGCGCTACCGCATCGCCCCCGACCGACTTCGTTCCTATATCCGATCAGCCTACCGCCTCGCGGTGGACCATCACAATTATGTCGTGCGCCGCGAGGCGCTGGATCGCCCCGCGATCACGGCAAACACTCTCCCCACAGACGACTCCACTTTGGCGATCTCTACAGAAGTCATCCGCGAAATCGTCATTTCACAAATGGCACAAGACAACACATAAAAACTATGGCACAACAACAACAGCAAAACGAAAGCGACCCAGTCAGGGTTGCTGGCGACCCCACTAAAATAAGCGCGTTCGATATTATCGAGCGCAACATCATACGCGATGTTGAGTCGTCCCGTAAAACTGAGTTCCAAGCCTTGGAGAGCGCAAGCAACCAAAATACTTTTGGTGGTTTGGTCGGTCGAATCGGGCTTGAAACTTTTGACAAGTATCGCAATACAGCGGCTCGCGTAGCCAGCTACGTCAATCAAGCCTACCAAGCAGCCATCGACCACCACAATTATCTGACGCGCAGAGAAGAGCTTGACGCGGCTGAACTTACTTTTGTCGCTAAGGACATCAGCCTCGTGGCTGACAAGGCAACCGCGTTTGACTCAAAGATACCAATTGAAGTTGTCGGGCAGCTAACTCGGGCGCTCATGATAACTGATGCGGGGCAGGATGGCTCGGTGCTTAAAGGTCAAGCACTCGGGCTCATCGAGCGAAATGTTACGACATCAGTTGAAAAAAACCGCAGGATCACATTTCAAAATCTGGCAACCGGCAACCAACAAAACACATTTGGCGGCCTCGCCGGACGTATCGGTCTCGAAACAGTGGCCCGCTACCGCCTCTCCGACACCCGAATCAAAAGTTACATCAATCAGGCATACCAAGCCTCCGTCGATCACTATAACTTTGTAGCCCGCCGCGAGAACTACCACCAGCCCCAGCTAATCTTTCTTCCGCTCACCGCAGAGAGCAGCTCTTTTGATGAGGCGATCCCTGCCGAAGTGGTGCGGCTGATCGTGTTGTCCTACATCCAGAATGATGCCGCTGATCGTCCTACGGCTGGACCGATTGCGTCAGGAGCGGGCAGAAACGAATAATGCAACCGCCCGAACCCGCCAAGTCAGTGAATTTCGATCCTTTTAGGAGCGAAGCGTTCTCGCTTATCGAGCGCAACATAGCCACACAGGTAGAATCCGAGCGGAAAGCTCGGTTTTCTACGCTTGCGGCGCTGGGGCAAGATACGTTCGGGGGGCTGGCGGGTCGGGTCGGGCTTGAGACATTTTCCGCTTATCGCCTACCAGAGGCGCGGGTAAAAAGTTATATTAACCAAGCGTATCAACAATCCATAGACCACTATAATTTTGTTATCCGCCGAGAGGACAAGGAACGCATTTCTCTTACGTTTTTGTCTTTGACTGGGGACCTACAAAAATTTGACCCGCTCGTCCCTTATTGTATTCCCGTGGAGCCGATACGCTTGTTGGTCATTGCACTAATCATGCTAGACGCGGGGCAGGACGGGACCGCAATCAAAACTCAGGCATTTGATCTCATCGAACGGAATGTTATTGCCGTTGTTGAACGAGACCGAAAAGAGGTGTTCCAAACTCTCGCCTCTCCAGGGAGCCAAAACACTTTTGCTGGCCTGGTCGGTCGCGTCGGGTTGGAGTCGTTCAAAGCCTACAATCTGACTCCCGCGAGGGTGGCGAGTTATGTGAACCAAGCTGGGGCAATGGCGGTAGACCACTACAATTTCTTGACCCGCAGGGAGGAGAACGAACTCCCCTCGATGGAGTGGTTGCCTAGGATGACGCCGGAGGACGACGCCGAGATAGCGACGCCGCTCGTTACGGCGGAGGGGGTCCGGCTACTCACGGTCTCCTTAATTGTGCTGGACTCAGGGCAGGACGGCTCGGGCATGAAAACCCAGGCGTTTGACTTGATCGAGCGCAATGTCATAGCCTCCGTCGAACTCGCCCGCAGAGGGGCTACGGGGGAAGTGGGCCGCCTACACAACGAGCTGACCACGGGCCTTAAAGTGCCCAGTGCTCGACTAACCAAACTGCTCAACCAAGCAGTCTCCGAGGTGATTTCGCACCAGAATTTCCTAGCCCGCGCTGATGATGATGACATCCCCTCCCCTCCAATAACCTACGAGCAAAAACGCCTCCTAGTGGAGAGCTATCTTGCTGCCCTTGCCGGTAACGCGGAAGCGTCCCTAGGGCTAAAAAAAGCCGCCTTGGATTTGGTTGAACGCGACAGGGTGGCAAACGACGAAAC